TGGTATGTGAACTGGCTCAGAGAGAATAAGTGGCACACGGCAGAACACATCTTGCCTCATGACGTAGAAGTGCGAGAATTGGGGACAGGACGCAGCAGAAAGGAAATGCTGCAAGAGGCAGGGCTACAGATCACGGTTGCTCCGCGCTTGTCGGTTGCAGATGGGATTCAGAGCGTCAGACGGATTCTCCCGATGTGTTGGTTCAACACTCCAAAGGTGAAGCAAGGTTTAGATGCGCTCAGGAACTATCGGCGCAACTATGACGAGAAGAGAAACGTCTTCTTTGACACACCGCTACACGACTGGGCCTCTCACAGCTCAGACGCATTTAGGTACTTTGCGATAGGACTCCAAGAACAAAACGACTGGAGCAAACCGATCAACGTCAACACAAGGTGGGTGGTCTAATGTGGGTACAGCCTCAAGGCAACATCAACGCCAAACTCGCGGAGCTAGAACGCCGAATCAAAGCGTTAGAGGAAAAGCATGAATCAGATAAGCCTGAAAAGCCTGCTCGAGGCCGAAATCGATGGAGCGATCGGATATCTCCAAACGGAGACAACCGAGCAGAGAACCCGAGCACTTGAGTATTACCTTCGTTATCCCTATGGGAACGAGGTAGAGGGCCGAAGCCAGATCGTCACCGGAGAGGTGGCAGAGGTCATTGATGGCGCGATTCCTCAACTGATCCGCATCTTCACCGCCTCGGATGACATCATCCGCTATGAGCCTATCGGCCCTGGCGATGAGCAAGGCGCGAACCAAGCAACGGACTACTCTAATTGGGTGTTCTACAAGGACAACCCTGGGTTTGCGATCCTTCATGACTGGTTCAAGGATGCGCTGCTTGAGAAGGTTGGGGTAGTAAAGGCTTACTGGGACAACCGCATTGATGTTGTCAAGGAGACCTACGAGAACCTGAGCGATGCAGAACTGGCAATGCTTCTTTCCGATGGGACTCGGGAGATCATTGAGCAGGAAACAATCGTCAAGCAGGTTCTAGACCTTCAAGGAAACCCCGCTATCGGGATGGATGGGGTAGAGATCACAGAGGTCTACTACAACGTCAAGGTCAGGAAGAAGAACCAAGTCGGAAGGGTGGCGATTCAGAACATTCCCCCCGAGGAGTTTCTGATCTCCAAGAAGGCCACAACGATCCAGGACTCTCCCTTCGTTGCTCACCGCAGACTGATCCCTCGGTCTGACCTGGTGGCGATGGGCTTCCCTGAAGAGGTTGTCCGCGACCTCCCAGCTTATGACGATCTGAGCTTCTCTCCTGAGCGTGTGGCTCGGTACTCTGAAGGCGAACAGCCCAGCCAAGACGAAAGCCTCGACCCTGCCATGCAGGATGTGGAGGTGTATGAGTGCTATGTCCGTGCCGACATGGACGGAGATGGGCTGGCTGAACTTCTCCAGGTTTGGTATGCCGGGAACAAGATTCTTGAGGAAACGGAAACGGATTACATTCCTTTCCATAGCCTCTGCCCGATTCCTGTTCCGCACAAGTTCTATGGTTTGTCCCTCGCGGATAAGGTGATGGACTTACAACTACAGAAGTCCACGATCACCCGCCAGATGCTGGACAACCTGTATCTGACGAACAACTACCGGGTTGGTGCGGTGGATGGTCAGGTCAATCTGGACGACCTCATCTCTCCCACGCCTGGTGGTGTGGTGCGGATGAAGAACCCAAATGCGGTGGTTCCGATGGCGGTTCAGCCTGTGGCGAATCAAGCCTTCCCGATGTTGGAGTATCTGGATGCAGTCCAAGCAAAGAGGACGGGTGTTTCGGATGCTACGCAGGGTCTTGACCCCAATGTCCTCCAGAATGTCACCGCTACCGCTGTGGCTGCATTCCAGAATGCCTCTGCGGGAAAGATGGAACTCATCGCTCGGAACTTCGCCGAGACTGGGGTTAAGTCACTCTTCAAGGGCATCCTTCAACTTCTGTGCAAGTACCAAGACAAGCCCCGGATCATTCGGATGCGTGGTCAGTACATCCAAATGGACCCCCGCGAGTGGTCGAATCAGTACGATGTGAGCATCTCTGTGGGTCTTGGAACTGGCAACAAGCAAGAGCAGATGGCGATGCTTGCGATGATCCTTGACAAGCAGGAGCGGATTCTTCAACAGTTCGGCCCTGCCAATCCTTTGGTGACGGTGGGTCAGTACCGAGAGACTCTGGGACGGATGATTGAGGCCGCAGGGTTCAAGGACTCAGCGACCTTCTTCAAGCCCGTCACGCCTGAGATCGACCAGGCTCTGAGCAATCCTCCTCCACAACAACAGCAACCTGATCCTGCCATCCAAGCGATGATGATGCAGGCTCAGGCCCAGTTGGAGATTGACCGCCAGAAGGCTTTGGCAGATATTCAAGCCAAGCGAGAAAAGGCGGCGGCTGAGATTCAACTCGCCCGAGAGAAGGCTGCGGCTGAACTGGAGCTGAAGAGGCAAGAGTTCGAGGCCGAAGTCCAACTCAAGGCGGCAAAGATCGGCGCAGGCATTTCCTCTAATTTAGAGATTCCGGGGTAAAGCATGGCAATCGTCATTCCATCTTCGATCTACCAAGCAACCCCGACTGAGAAGGCGCAGCTTTACAACTCGCTTCTCTCTCAGGGCTACTCTGATGAGGAAATCCGGGTTGCTGCTGGTGCGCCGAGGGATGACAACTGGGCGCTGCTTCAGTCCATCGCGCAGAGCCTCCAGCCTGCCCAGACTCCTGCGCCTTCTTTGCTAGAGGTTGCGGCTCCAGAACAGGCCACATCTCTTCTAGAGACGCCCCAAGAAACCGCAAATACGGCGCAACAAGCCAACCGTCCGACTGCGGTTCTGTTCGGCGATTCAATGAGCGAGTATGTCGGCTATACCGCCGATGGCAATCCAGACAACAAGTACGGCAATTCGGTTGCCGATGTGATCTCCAACAACCTCGGCATTGATGTCACAAACCTGGCAACTGGTGGAGAAACTTCTAACGAAGCCCTTGCTGGTGGCGCAAAGTTCGGCGCTTTCCAGTCTTACATTGAGAAGAACAAGCCTGAGTACGCGATCATTCGCTATGGGGCTGCTGATGCGATCAAAAACCAAGACCCTGCAACGACTCTTCAAAGCGTTCAGCAGATGGTGGACATCGCCAAGGCCAATGGAGTCACTCCGATCATTGTTGGTGTTTCTGAGCTTTACGGGGCACAGAACTCCAAGACCGGAAACATCGCTGGATACATCGATCCTGGCGCTGAAAAACGCGCAAATCAGATCAACGATGGTCTGAAGCAAATCGCTCAGAACGCAGGCGTTTCATTCACCGATGTCAGGGCCGCTACTTCTGCTGGGACTGGCGATCTTTTGGATGGTGTCCACTCAAACGCAGATTTCGGCAAGAAAATGGCCGACGCGATCTCGGAAGACATCGCAGCCAAAGGTGTTATCGCAGAGGCAAAAGTCCCATCGTTGCCAGCAAATGTGGACTCGCTATCCAATGCAGAGAAGGGTCGGCTTTATAACGATCTGATCGGTCAGGGATTCACAGACGCGCAGATTCGCACCGCTGCGAGGGCAGAAAGCGACCAGGACTGGAATGCTCTGAAGCAGATTGCCGCAGATGTAAAGAACATCACACCCGCTCAAGTTGAGAAGCAGGCTCAATCTTCCGCAGCGCCGGAAGGATTACTATCCACACAAACGGAGGTTCCTGTGGCAAGTCGATTCTCAGGACTGTTTGCATCTGGTGATGTGCTAGCAAACAAAGCACAAGAGGTTCTTGCGTCTAGCGGGAAAGCCAATGATCCTCGCTTCGCAGACGCAATCGTCGGCAGCTTTACGCAGAACGGAATAAATTACAACGTCCTGGGCGATGGGTCGATGCAAGGCATCATTGAGACCCCAACTGGAGCATATTTGTCTGCCGGGTTCACGCCTACCGGACAACAGGCTACAGAGGAACTCAGCACTCAGTTTGAGCAGACCTCGACAGATCGACTGCTCGGGACTCTGGCAAATGCCGCCATCGCCGCAGGAACCGCTGCTGGCCTTGGCCCTGCCGGGGTTGGATTCCTAAGCACTCCTGCTGCCGCTGCTGTTGGTGCGGGGACGACAAGTTTCGCCAATAGCGGTGATCTTGCTCAGGCTCTCAGGGCCGCAGCATTGGGTGGAGCCGCCGCTTTTGGCATAGAGCAACTCTTCCCAACCGCTATCCAAACCGCTGCGAATACTGCTGTTGACCTTGCCGGGACGGGCGCATCTCAAACAGAGATCGTCAACGCCCTGGTAGATCAGGGAGTAAGGGCTGGAACTGCTGCTCAGATGGCCGGGGATGCATTGGCAGGCGCAACTGCTCGACAGATTGCAACCGAATTCGCTAGTTCATCTATCGGCGGGACTGCTGCCGGAGCGACATCTTTAGCGCCCAATCTCGTGGAGGTTGCAACTTCAACCGCCGCCCCTGGTTTGTTGGCAACCGCTGCGCCTTCATTGGCCGGAGCTGGCTTAGGTGCGGCGACGACGGGACTTCTTGGAAACACCGCGAATCAGTCCGTCAATCTTGATGTTTCAAGAAATGCTACAGGTGACACAACTGCGCCAACCGCAGGTTTGCTTGGCGCCACTCCTGGAACAATCACTTCTCAGTCTGTTCCGCTTGATGTGACTCGTACCGCCACGACAACAAATCAAGCTCCCTCAACCGGAGCCGCTGTTGGTTCGATTACATCTCAATCTGTGCCGCTAGATGTTTCTCGTGGTACGACAACTACTCAAACAACCGCCCCATCAACGGGAGCCGCTGTTGGGACACTTACTCCTATGCAGAGTGTGCCAGTTGAGTCTCGCACCATCAAAACCGAGACTCCGAGCATCCTGGCTCCCGCAGCTGCAACCGTAATCACCACTCCTCGCGGAGAGGTTCCAGTCACCACATACGAAGTTCCACGCTCGTCTACAGGCCCGATTGAGGGATCGACCACGATCAATCCTCTGTTGGCTCTAGGTCTTTTGGGGCTTGCCGGGACTGCTTTGGGCGGTGGGTCAACTGCTGCACCGTTTGACCAAGCGGCTTATGACGCAATCGCTAAGGGAAGAAGCCCGGTTTATCCTCGAGGTCAGTTCACACCGATATCTTTGGGCGGTTTGCCTGGCATGGGTGGTGTCGGCGGTATACCTGGCGCTTACGATTACTTCGGGCCTTACTATGGCGCTGGTAGATTCGGCGCTCGTCCACAGGCATTTGCTTTGCCAGGACTGCTTGGGCCGAATACTGGACTCATGGCAACTCCTAGCAGGAGCGCAGCGGTTTGAACAAGTCAGAACGGGCTAAAACCCTCCTCGGTGATGAATGGTTCACCGGGGAGATTGACTCCATCCGGTCAACACTTATGAGTGTTATTACCAATTCAGATGAGACTGATATTGACATTCGTGAGCGATGCTATTTGAAACTTCGCTTACTTGATGAAATAATGGGGCACTTTTCCGCAATAGCTTCTGAAGACCAGTTGGTCAAGAAGCGGTGGAAAATCCTCTGATGCGAGTCTGACGCTTTCAGACACAACTGAGGAACGAAATGGCTGAGAACATGGCCCCGGAATCCGGGAATGTCTCGATGACGGTAAACGAAGCCGCAGGCGCGTTTTTGGGACTGATGGAGCCGACGGAAGCTGAACAAGCCGCCCCGCAAGCTCAAGAGGAACCAGAACAAGTCGAGGCGTCCGAACCCGAGGTGCTTGAAACCGAAGAAGTAGAGGTAGAGCCTGAACCACAGCGATTCCGAGTGAAAGCCGCTGGTGAGGAAAAGGAAGTCACCTTTGACGAATTGGTGGATGGTTATCAAAAGGGGCTGGACTACACCAAGAAGTCACAGACTCTTGCCGAACAGCGTAAAGCTGTAGAAGCTGAGAGGATGGCCGTAGAGCAGGCAAAGCAGGCGCGGGATGCCTACGCGCAAAGGCTGAACCTGATCGAAGAGTTCATCAGTAAACAAGACACCGGGGAAAATCTCGAGGCGTTGAAAGAGACCGACCCCATTGGTTATGCCGTCAAGGTAGCCGAGCGCACAGAGCGCGAGAAGCAACTTGCGATGGTTCAGGCCGAGAAGCAGCGTATTGCTCAACAGCAAAACGCCGAGCGTCAAGCCGAACTAGCCCAAGCTGTTCAGCGTGAAGCGCAGCGACTTGCGGAGGTGATTCCTGACTACGCGCACCCTGAGAAGGGAACCGAAGTCAAGAAGATGGTTCGAGAGTTTGCCAAATCAATCG